AGCGAGTTGACCTAGTGCAAGAGCTTTGCCCCTCTTGCGTGGTCGTGCAGTGTCCTATGCATTCGCCGGTTATTCCAGGAATAGGTAAAGTTGAACAGCACGGAACAAACTCAAAGCCAAAACCAGGGCATATAGTATCAACAGACGGCCAGCATTGTTTTGATATAGATATTCAAAAGTGGATTAAGCAACACGCAGAAAGTGAAATCACTTTCTTGTGGGCCCCACGTTTTAACTTGCGAGAATCAGTAAAACCGCCCCAAGTGATATCAGCGCCAGAAAATCGAACAGCTTATCCGCCATTAAAATATATTAACGGTATTGTAGCTCTAACAAAAGAGCCTGGGTCTATTCCCTATCCTGTATTTCCGGCTACTCCACTTAAAAAGCCTGAACTTTGGAAAACATTTGCAGAGGATAGCCCAGGCGAAACCGACAAGCGCGGAAACCGGCCCCTAATAATGCTCAAAAAGAAAAGTGATTTTGTTCAGATTTTAACCTTTGACGGTAAAAACATCGGAAGGCTTAAATACTATGGAACGTACGGCGCTACTCTTTTTAGGTTTTATAGTGGTATGGCAGGTGCTGTGGGCCTTTACGCTTACGAGATAGGCGAGAAGGCTATAGAACTAAGCGGCTCCAATTACATTTGGATACAGCAGGGCGAGAAAGTTTATGGGCCAATTTGCGCTCCATTTAGATTACCTTTTTACCAAAAGTGAGGACTGAAGAAATGGAACAAGAAAAAGGAATGTTTAAATCAATGGGAATCTGGGGCGGCGTCCTCAGTTTGCTACCTGCATTAGATGCCCTGCACGCCTACCTTGAGGCGTCGCAGTCTTTTCTGCCCGAGCCTGTGCAGTTCGTAACTATCGGCATTGGCGCGGTCCTATCAATTTTCGGACGGCTTCGCGCTGATTCGAAGATTAAGGGACTTCTTTAATCATTCGGCGGCGGGTGCGTAGGTACCTGCCGCTTGATTGCCCAAAATGGTCAAGTAACTGCACTGACCTAAGTTCAGGGTCGTCAATAAATCTTATTGCATTGCGTTGTGCGCTGTCCACGTCCTCCACCAAGTGAGTGAGCACCCAGCGGAACGAAAACGGGTCGTTACTTATCCCCTTTATATACTCCGATGCTTCCTCCGATAGAGATTTTTGCTTGTGGTTTGGGTATAGCTTCGGAGCGATAACAGCATCGACCACGGCGCGGCTTACGATTGCAATCAATAAATTTTCTTCGGGAGAACGCGACGGTATATAGTCCATCGCGTCACCTTCTGAAAATTTAGCTTTCAGCGCTCCCAGTGCGCGAATAAAGTGCCCTGGTAAAAGGCTCGGTTTCTTCTCTCCTGACAACGTAGATTTCTGTTCTATCGTCGGGCTCTCCGTAGTCTCCGGCTTTTCTACAAAAGATCTCGGCTCTTGTGTCATTGTTATAAACTCCAGCATGTTGCAACCAGTCTCCAATAGGCTTACAAAAATTGTGCGAGTCGATTCGGCTTCGATGTTTGCCAAGCGTTACGAGCACGGTAACAAGCTCGTCCCCGAATGAGGGCGGCATAGCCCCAGCGTTAAGAAGGGCTTGGGTGTAATACGCGCTAATAAGCGCGAGGCGGTCGTGCTGATATTTTGATTTAGCTAGAAACGGGAGGCGGCAGCGGTGCCCAGTTTTGCGCGAAAAGCTCCACTTATAGCGGATTTCGCGACTGTTTGAGGTGCTTGGAAACTGGGAGGCTGCCCCGAAAAGGGTGATTTTGAGGGAATAGAGAGAATTATCCTTGCGTAGGATTTCGACAGCGCACGACGATGGATTGCCCTCTGCTTTCATACGTTAGCAGCAGCAAGCGGGGCAACGCTTGCGCCGTAGTGTCTACCTCTTCCCCTCCCAAAAACGCGAACCAAAAAGGCGAGCAAGCCTATAATATAGGTGAGCCTTCATAATTAGAAGCGGATTACCTTCCGCGAGTTTCAGCATCATATTAAAAAAATAGATGTCTGCTTCTTTCCGCTTTATTTGTTGCTGGTGCCAGGAGTTTTCTAGGTACATTAGATCATGCACTCGGCAGGCATGATAGAATGGATCTCTCTCCCCTGACGCGAGCGGACTAATTCCGCAGCCTGTGTGTTCGTCGTCTTTTGGCATAATCACCTCAGCAATGCGTGTGTTTAAGTAGGTGCTGGACTAGTATCTCCAGCTCTTTGACTCGCTTCTTAAGCGCATTAATATTCCGCATAGTCGCATCGTTTGGATTATTACGCTTCTTAGCTTTCTTTTTTGGTTTCATGATTCTCCTTCCAATTTTGTTTAGCCTGTGAAATCGCGCTTTCGTTAGAATCTGCGTAGCCTATCCACCAAATAACTCGATTGAACATGTTACCCCCATATATGCCATCACACTTAATGGCTACCATTTCGCTATCAGTCGGGAAGGCTTCGCTCTTTTGGTTTGTTGAGGACACGACATAGAGGGAGTTAGCTTCCTTTGGTTTCATCTTTCCCCTCAAATTTAGCTTTCAATCTCTTGTACTCTTGTTGCTCCCTTGCAAGCCTCTCCTGTTCCTCTGCGTGTTGCAGCTCGCTCCAGTAGTCTTTGATGATGCCAAGATGGTCGATCTTCCCGCTTACGACATAAGCAGCTGTACATTCTTTGTTTGACTTCTCTAGTCGGCGGTGTATCCAGTAAACGGCATTCCTGCCAGCGTCTAGCTCGCCATCTACCGCAAATACTTCTGCCTCGTCGCCAAACAGCAAGATAAGGCATGTGTGTGGTTCAATCTTTGGTTTCATCTTTCCTCCTGTTCAGCACATTTGAAACAATTATGAAGAGAATATTGGCGATCGCCTGTTTGAGATTATGCACAGCAACCGAGTCATCTACGCCGTGTTCTGCGGCTAGGTCGCTCACCAGTTTGTTTAGGTCGATGTCACTACTCACCTTCCACCTCCACGATTGCAACTCTCTTCCCGTTTACAAGCGGCGCTTCTCTTGGCTCTAGCAGTTTGTGCAGGTTGTTGAGCGCCCATGCAGCACCATCTAAATAGGCCCCTTCTATTGGTAGCGAATCCTCGGTATTGTCACCATCGACGTATGCTACTGCTTTTCTCGCTACGAGTTTCATCGCCCCCTCTCTCAGCTTTGGTTGTGTCATAGCTTGCCCGTGTAAATGTAAGCGTCGTGAAACATACTTGGTTCCCAGCCTTTCGGCAGGGATCGGAGACGATAGCGATTAGGCAGTTCATTATAATTCGTGTGCGCCCATAGGGGCCTATAGTCAATCCTTCCTCGCACTACCATAAGCTCGTTTCTTCTTGCCCATCTGAATAACTTTATGCGCTTGCGTCGGGGGCTCATTTTTGTTTTTCCTCAAAAGTGGACCGCTACCATAGTTTATAGTTTCCCCTTATGGAGCGATCAAAGCCTCCGGCTTCTCTCATCTCTGGCAGCGATCCGGCCCAAGCCCGAAGGCGTGGGGCGCATGGCTGTTAGGGCTTACTAGGTGGCTGAGGGATTGGCATCCAAAACTTGACATCATCATATGATTGCTCACAACATGTTTCGCTTTTCCAGTGATAAATTTTGCCTGTAAATTTATTAACCGAGGTACTATTTGGCACGTAGTATAAAACCTGCGGGGCGTCATATCGACTACAATTCGTTGTTAAGACGCTTGCATATGGCGCTGGTAGCCTCTCAGCAACATCAATCCAACCATCCGGCCTATTCTCGCTCATCGCTCCCCCTGTTTGGTTATCTATACTTATCAAAGTTGTCATCTTTAGCAGCTTCATAATCTGCATCGTCTAAATCACGTTGGTGACTGCGCTCACAGTTAGCACTGCAAAGCCTTTCCTCTCTGCTTAGCTTGTCGGCTGATTCAAAACGAGATCCACAAATCTCGCATGAGTACACATACCATGCGCTAGGTTTTGAACTTTCCATCACTCCCCCTGTTTGGTTTAAGGCAATTGCTTCATGCATTGAGTGCAATTTGTAATCATCATTACAAAAAGCACAAACCCAATATGGCCTAGATTCGCAGCAATGCGGCCAAGCTGCTCCACTATCTTATTAACGTGCTGCGCCTGATTACGTTCGGCTAAAAGCTCCATTTCAACATCTCTTGGATCCATCACTTGCCCTCAAATTTCTTTTTCAGCCGCTCGTACTCTCTATGCTCTCGTATCCGTTGCACATCCTCTGCATACTCCTCTTGCTCTTTTTTTATTTGAGAATAGATCGGATTTAAATCTAGCTTGCTTTTGACTATGTAAGCGCCCGTAGCTTTTCTCCCTAGCTTTTCATCCCAACGCTTTAGCCAATATTTAACATCGTTAATCATCTCTTTTGGGGTTGTCTCAATAAAATCAGGATCACTTCTATCATCAAAAAATAAAATAACTGTGCATGGTTCCTCTTCCATCACTCCCTCCCATCCATTTTCGGCCTTGGCGGTAAGGTAGCCTCTTTCGGCCCACCATCCAAGCCCGTAACTCTTTCAAACTCAGCAAAAGCCAGCCGAATATCAGCTTCATTCAATCGCTGATCTCGCAGTAGTTGCACCGCAAACTCAAGTGCGTCTTGAAGTCCTTGGTTATAATGATAGCGCTCTACTTGCCCTAAGTTAGCTGTAAAACCTTGATAACGCGCTACTGCCTCTTGAGTCGGTGTAATTATTGGATCTAGTCGTGACATTTATTCCCCCCTCGCGAACTTGTCGGCGGCTTTTAGAATACCCTCTGCGATTGACTCCGCTTTCTCCGGCACCCAATAAATAGCTTCGTTGTCGTATGCATGAGTGATTGTTGCAACCGCAACCCGCTCAAACAGATCGCGGCGGCGTTGTTCTTGGGGGTTTTTAGCCTCGCGATTGGCTGCAATCTCTTTTAATATTCTTTCTTTAAATTCCGAACGTGAATTGTTCTCGCTCGCCTTGCTCAAGTCTGGCAGCGCGGCCCAGTGGGTGATAGTTAATTCAGGGCAAAGACTGTTAAACGCTTTGTTAAGGGGATTGAATCGGCAAACGTCGAAGTCTGCTGCCTCATAGCACACAAAATAACTGGCTTCTTCCTCCGGCAACCGCTCACAGACTGGTATGAATTCTAGCTCGATTTTTAAGCTCATGATTCTTTCTCCTTCTTACGTAGCGAATCGACAAACTCGACGAGTGCTTCATAGACGAACTCTTCTAAGTAGATCGTATTGCTAGCTCCGTTCCCGTTATCTGTCACAAGCTTGATCATGTCACCCTCAAGCGAGGCATAAACCGAATCACCTAAATACGTTTTATGCTCTTCCATTATTTCCCCCTCAAACAATGCTTACCCTTGTGCTGTTCTGCTTCTGAAAAACTTACGCCGTTATTAACCAAGCTCAAAACTGCGCTGGCCATTATCGTTGGCTCTTTATAGTTATGATCTAGCCCCAAAGTGTGCCCTAGCTCGTGCATGATTGCGAAAAACGAATGGCTAAACCGCTCAGCACCTAACGAGTTGTGGGACTGAACTACAGCAAGCGCCATGCTTAGCCCGTTGTATTTGCGCCAGCAGTAGTTGTTTCCCATGCCGACCATCCAGCGGTTCTGATTCTCATCAAGCACCGGCGGCACATACACTGCGGCCCATCGCTTGCGGTTTCCGCGCCATATCCTGTGATAATAGTAAACCCTCTGATAGTAGTGGGAGAATAAAGAAAGCGTAGGCCCAAACGGGAAAACCTTTTGCTGTTCGATGCCCCTAATTCTTAAGCGCACTTTGCTTTTAAAATCAGCTTTCATGCTGGCCTTAAGCCACTTATTAAGCTGGCTAACTTTATCAAGTGGAAGTGAGATATCAGACTTTACGTAGTAGATATTCAGCGTGGGCCGCTCGGCCTCAGCAACCGAAATCAAAGTTAATGCAGCGGTTAAGGCAGCTAAGAATTTAATATTCATCGTTGTTGCTCTGAAATCTACTGTCGCGGCCTGATTCATAGCCAGCATCGTAGCCTTCCTCATAAGCGACCTCAGTCGCTCTTTCTAAGTCGCTTTCTATCTCTTGTTTAAGCTGATGCAACTCTCCTTCTAGCTCTTCTTTAATGTGTTCAATTTCGCTGTTTAAGCGCAAAACCTCTTGCTTGAAATGCGCGGCCAAAAGTACAGCAGCCAAAATAATGAAAAGTGTTAATGCTTCAATCATAACTATTCGTTCTCCCAGAAATTGCAGCGGCCTTGGGTGCTCGCGAGGGTCGCAGCGTTTCGCCCTGTTCGCGTCTTTCTCTTTCCGATCTCTCGAATCTGCCCGAGCTTCTTTAGCTCAGAACACCTAGCGCTTGCCGTTTGGTGGCTAATGCCGAGCGCCATTTCGATTTCGTCGCAGGTGGCACCCAAAGCCCCACGCGACCGGATATAGTCGGAAACTCTCCGCCTTAACTCTCCAGCGCTGCCCACTACCGATCTAAAAGCATCACGGCTATTCTCGTTGCCCCCGTGGTTACGCTCGCAGATGTCGAAAAGACCTATTTGCTTCATAGAGCTGCCTTTAAAAATTGCCGTGGTAAACTAGGGCCACGGCTCCCCCGAGAAACTAAGCGGGCGACGTTGCCCCCGCGCCCTCTCTCTCCTCGCTCTGTTTTTCTTCGTTCGCAGTTTCGACAACGTCCTGTACGGCGACACTGACGGCACCTGAAAAATCCATGGTCGCCTCGCTCGCATCTTTGTCGAGTGCTTGTGCAAGCTCGGTGCTTTTCGGTACAAGTTTAAGCGCTTGCCTGAGTGCTGTTTTCCTCGCCATCGCGTCAAAGTCATCAGCCGAACCGTTCCAAGGGCTAGAACCCGAGCGAGCGGCGGGGCTGCGCTTCTTTATCCCGTCAATAAACGACATCGGGAGAACCGTGATTTGCGTGCCGTGCAAAGTTTCAATGCAGCAGTAAACGCAGCGACGCCCCCCGCGCCCGCCGTCAAGGTAAGGGCGGTGCTTCAAGTACTGATTCGTACCAAGAGAGAAATCGAAATCATCAGCCTCATAAACCATGGCTGTTTGAATCGACTTTATGAAACCGCCCTGAAAAGCGAGCTTCACAAGCCCCTGATACTGAGGCCAAAAGTTGACTTCATACTTGCCAGTCTTGCCGTTCTTCATCGGAACTAGGGCAGCCTCTTGCATGGCTCCCGGGTAAAGCTTTAATTCCGAGCAGGTCAAAAGCGCCCGCCCAAAACTCTCGAATGTGCATTTAAGCAGGTAAGGGTTTTTGTTGACCGATTCCATCGCCACTAGAAGCAGCCGCTTGGCGTTATCCTCCGAGCCCCAAAGATTACTAAGGCGCTTAGAATTTGATTTGAACCACTCACCGCATTGCATTTCGAAGCTGCCAGCAGTCGCCGGTGCTCCCGCCTGTGCGAGCCTCAAAGCCATTTCATTTTGTTTGTTTTGTGTACTCATTTTACTCTGTCTCCTTTATTGAAAGTCTGTTGTAAGCGCTTGCCTTGCACTCGTACGCGGCGCGCTCGATTCGCTTATTTGTTACGGTGTAGCGACCCCAGAAGCCCTTGGTAGCGTCGCCCATGAGTTGCTGGAGCCTCGCCTTTGCGGTTTCAAGGCGGGCCTTTGGCTGGTCTAAAAACCCCTCAAGCCTCTCGACTTCTCGCCGTGCCTCTTCCCAGGCTTCAAGCGCTTCGCCCGCCTCGTCCGGTAAATTTAAATTTTTGTTTTGGTCAGGCGTGATTAGGTTAAGAACATCTTTATCGAGGGCCATCGCTGGCGGCTCTTTGTCGGTTTTTACGTAGTGAATGAACTCCTCAGCCTTAGCCATGCACTGGCTAAAAACTTCAGCGCTAAACTCTAATGCCGGTGTGTAGAAGTCCTTTGGTGAATTGCCGCAGAGGGCAGCTAGGAAACCACTCTTAAGCCCTAGCACCCCGAGCTGCCAATTTAGTTGTAGGTGGTCAGAGGGCAGCATCCCGCCATCCTCGTAATGACGAGCCATGCCGAACGAGCGAGCCTTGCACTCCACGATCTGCGCGTCGCGGTTCGTGTCGCTCCAAAGATAGTCAGGCGTGGCGGTCGCCCACTCAGCCGAGGCACTTGCATACATCGCATCGGGTTTGAATAGTTTCGCCTCGTTCTTGCGCTCAAACAGTTCGGCCACCACAGGCTCTAGCTTGCGCCCTAGCCACATGTGGTCATTATCTAGCTGTGGAGCGTCGCGCCCCGTTTTCTCGCGCCACAACTTAAGCGGCGAGCTGTAACTTGATAGCCCGCAGATGATTGCGACCTCTGACGAACCCACAGTCTTTGATTTTAATTTGAGCCACTCCTCACGGTGGTTCTCGATGTCGCGAATAAGGGTTTTCATTTTACCACCTCCAAGCCCTCTGCAATCGGCTGCGCTGGTGGCGTGTAGCCATCAACTTGTTCGTACGGCACTCGCTTCCCGCCCCTAAATGCTGGGGTGATATTGATATCCGTCGCCAAAAAGTGAGGCGCTCCGATTAAATCCCAGGCCCTCTCGACCCCAGGCTCGCGCAAAAATCTCTTGGCGGGCGGTCCATCATCAGCCCAGCGCTGCGCGGCGGCGTCCCATAGCTGTTTTTTTGCCCTGCGGTAGTCTTTGACCCAGTTGGCTTTGGACACTAGCGCGGCCCACTTCACGGCTTGCGGTGGTCCGACAATCGCCTTTAGCTCATCGCTAACGAAATCAGGGCCGAGCATATCCATGCAAAAATCAATTACCTGATATTCGCGCTCCCATTGGTTCAGCCTGTCGCCTTCTCTCGGAAAAAGGCTTTTTAGCAGCCCGTTCATGGCGGCGATTTGCGGGGCGTATTCGCTCGTTTCCACGTGCTTACGAACCCCAGTCATGAATTCCCTGCGGGTGTATTTCCTGCCGCAAAGGTCAAACCAATAGCGGCTCGCTACCTCGCTCACGTTAAATCGCGGGTAAAGTTCCCGAATTTCCTCTAAGCAGCTCATCATTTCATTCGAATCCACGTTCCATCGCCTCAATAATTTTTTTACGTTCTTTTTCAGCTTCCTCTTTGGTTTTGCCCGCATTGGGACCAGCTCTGGGGCGAGTCGCGGCAAGGTCGGCGCAGTCGCGCACGGTCCTCCAACCCGAGGAAATCGAGCCATTTACGTCGCGAATAAAATCTAGGTTTCTGCCGTGATAGCGCATGATGAGCGCCTCGGCTTGGATCTGGTCCCACGGTTTTTTAAGGGTTTTCTGGGTGTACTCACCCCAGCGGCGCAGCGCTTCGGAAGCTTCGGGGCTTTCGGTCGGAATGGTTTCCCCCGCACCCCCTTCCTTAGAACTAACTACATGATCAGTATCATAGTCATAGTCAGTATCAGGGAATCCGACTTTGTCGGGAGATTTTCTCGGATTTTTTCCCGAAAAAGTGCGATTAATCTCAGATTGCTCGGGTTTAATCTTCAGTTTCTTCGCGTACTGCTCTTGGTCCTCAATTACAACGCTATTAGAAAAGCCACCTAGCTCGGGTTGGATTAAGCCCTCTTGAACGCAATAGTTAAAGAACCCCTCGGAATCCTTAACCTCGTTTTCTTCGGCAATATCTAAAATTGCATCCTTGCTAATCACTGCGTTTGTGGCGCAGGACATCGTGAGGTAAATTTCAATTAAAGCTAATTTGGAGGTAAGCCCGTAAAGGCGTTTCAGCGCTCGGACTTTTCCGAGGCTCATGAAGTTTACGCGAATAAGAGCGTGCTTAAGTTGAGCGCGAGGTTTGATTGAGTGCTTTGCTTGCACTCTTTCCTTGCTCTCTTTCGTGGTTGTGGTATTTTCGTTTGTACTTAGCATGTGGCTCACATCACATGCTTAAGTCTCCTTAAGGCTCTTGGGTTACTCTCCAAGGGCCTTTTTTGTTTGTTCGATACGTAAAGTTATCGGTCAAACGGGAGACTCAAGCAAAATTCGATAATTCCTTATAAACTCACCAAAAAACAACTGCAAGCTAAAAACGACTAGTAAACCAATTTTATCGCGGGGCTATCTTCGACCTCTTTAGCCCTCTTATCGTAAACCCTGACCATTTCCTCGGTTAAGTGGCCTAGTGCATCGGCGGTCTCGCGGTCACTAAAGCCCATGGATTTTAATTTAGTGGCAAAGGTAGCCCGCGCACTATGCGGGGCGGCTTTTATCCCGAAAATGGCACAATATTTTTTAAATACCCGAACCAAGGTCAATTGGTCGATTCTGCCTCGTACTTTCCCCGATGCGTAATAAAAAACGAAAAGCGGGTCAGTAGCATCAGCCCCCTCAGCTTTTCTCTGACTTATTAGCCTTGATATATAGGGCCTGGCGAATTTAGCCACCACACGAACCTGCCTCCGGCCCGCCTTTGAATTTTTCAGCTCTAGGTACACAACACCCTTGGGGCTTACCTTAACGTCGCCCACAGCCAGCGCTATGGCCTCGCTGCGCCTAAGTCCCGCACCAAAAAGCACCGATAACATGGCCCTATCTCTTATCTCTTTTTTGCCGCGCCCCTCTGGGGCCTCTAGTATTTTTTTGACAACAGAGAACGGAATTAGAACAGTTGGGCGCTTTTGTGTCTGCTGACGGCGCGAAATTGCGTATTTAACCGCCCTTAGAGGATTATTCTTTAAATAATCGAGCGCCATCAGGTGTTCACATACGCTATGAAGCGCGTGGAAGTGCACCAGAATTGTTTTATCGGCGTATTTTTTGCCATCGGGAGCAATCGCCAGCTTTAACCTCGCAAAGTACGCCAGCGCCTCCACTGCCCGTACTTTATTAAGAGGTTTACCTACAGACTCCTCAAAAATATCAATAATAGAGCGGTATTGTTTTTTAGTATTTCCCGACTTCATGGCGAGAATTAATTCTATGGCGTCGTTTATCATCATTTATAGCGCCCCCCGAAATGTGATATTTACACACCTCAGGGGGCGTTCCTTGTTTGCTTCAGTCTAACGTCTTTGTGGCCTATTTTCAGCTACTTGCACGAATGGCTCCCCTTCCCAGATTTGCCAAGCGGTGTTTAGCATATCCACCGAACCCCATAGGCAGGTAAGATAAATAAAAAACCAAAACATTTTATGCAGGCTGAAAAATGATTCCCCCTGAAATTCATTATTTGTCATTTCGGTAGCCCTCCCCTGCGCAGTTTACAAAGCGGCATTTTAGCGGCATCGACTTGCTTGCTGTCTCTTGTACCTCTCGGCGCTCGTCCACGGCATAAAGCCCAACCTTGCCCCCTAGCTCTATCCCCGAGCACCCTGTGGTCAAAACTGCAATTCCTAACCACAAAACCGAACTAACAATTATTCCTGCTTTCATTTTTCAGTCTCCTTTAAATAAACAACCTAATTTAAAACTTTGGCCAAAACCTCAAGCTGCCTCTTCTGTGCCGGTGTCGGCTCCCCTGCCCTTTGTAGCTGTTCGTTATAGTCGCGCAGCTTCATGGCTAGGCACCGAGCTAAAATCATGCGCTCGGCTGTATAGGCGGCCCTGTATGCCTCGCGAATCTCTTCCTGTACCTGAAGCAATGTCTCAGGGTTTCTCACATCGATTTTATTTTTCATTTTATGCCCTCCATAACTCAAGTTTGTTTGACTAGTGAATGCCTCTTGAGTATGATGTAAGTATCGTCAACAACGATGCACTAGTCAAGGGAAATTCACTAATGAATGAAAAAAAGTTAGATGTAAGTCTGTCTGTTATGAAATTAGCTAAAATAGTTAGGGAAACCGCAGGGTTGAACCCATGGCAGATGTACAAGCAGATGGGCAAAAAGAGCGTGCAGGCTTATTTAAGCCTCGAACGCTCCGCAAAGCGCATAACATTAGAGGATTTTTTCGCGCTAGAACGTATCTGGCTTGAAGCGGGGCAGAGTAAATCCGCATTCGAGGAGTTGGCGAGGAAATGTGCACAAAAAAAATAAAGGAGACTTATGCGAAAGATTATTGCCCTGTTAGCTCTTATTCCTACAATCGCCAGCGCTGAATTTATTCCAGTCGGTTGTTATGTAGCCGATTATTACCGAACCGACCCATGCTGGTATTCAAATAGCGCATTTTACCAATGGACTGCCTACGATAATCAAAACACGGCGGTGCTAATATATGGCAGCCCAGTCGCTGCGATAATTCAGAATGCAGCTAATGAGCAGACCGCAAAGAACGCCTGCTTGAATAATCTCGATAACGCAATTATTGCCTATCAGTCGGAATCAAAACGAGCAGATGATAATTATAACTTTGCCATTTATTACCAGACTGAATTTAATAAACAGCTCAGTTACGCTAAGAAGCTAAAGAAAGCCTGCGGCAGTAAGTGCAAGAAAATAAAGGCACCAAAATAAAAACGGGGCATAAAGCCCCGTCCCTCCCTGCACGAGAAGGTAATTCTGTTAAAGCGCCAAAGCTTGGTCGGCCTTCTGGTCTACAACCTGCGCGGCATCACGTACTAGCACAGCTAATGCGGCGATAGCATCAAGCTCAGCCTGTGTGAATACAGCACCGCCAGCTTGTAGGCCCTGAATCTTCACCACAATCGCGTCCATCTTGCTATTCACAAGACCGACCAACATTTGGACAGTTCCAAGCACATCAAGAGTTTCTTGTACAGTTGCCATAGGAATGAAATCCTTTAATAAAAGCCAATAAATGTAAGGGTTTTAGAGCGAGGGAACGAGCATCAACAATCTTCCATCCTCGAACGGAGCAGCCCCAGCCGTCCATCCCTAGGGTAGCATATTGTCTAAAATCACTATGCGGCAGATCCGTAACTCTGTGAAACAATTTGTGGTGCTCAAAACCACAAGAACCGAAAAAATAATTTCTCAAATTGCCTAACCGCCACCATTATAAAATCTATGGCAAAGAAAAAAGGCAAAAAAGGCGGCAAGCGCGGTTGTTAATTCTCAGATCAGAATTGATCAGGATTTATGGCGCTCTTCCAAAAAGGTAAATCAGGGAATCCGGCAGGACGACCGAAAGAACTCGCAGAGGTCAAAGCCTTCGCGCGGGAATTTGGTCGTGAAGCTATTGAGACGCTTGCGAGATTAATGCGCGAGGGCGACCCGAGAACGCAAGTTTGCGCGGCTAAGGAATTGCTCGATAGAGGATTCGGGCGGCCTGAACAGTCCGTGGATGTTACCGGCGAGGTCATAAAATACGTCGTCAGATTGCCAGCGACTCAAGCGAACACAAGCGAATGGGTGCAGAATCACGCCCCGAAAACAATCGAACAATAATTTGGGAACCGCAGCCAGGGCCACAAACGGCGCTGGTGACTTGTCCAGTCTTTGAGGTTTTCTTCGGGGGAGCCCGAGGCGGCGGCAAGACAGACGGCATGTTGGGCGATTGGGTCAATCATGCATCTCTATACGGCGAGCACGCTATCGGCCTTATGGTGCGTCGTAAGCGCACCCAGTTAATTGAGACAATCGAGCGTAGCCAGCAAATCTATCCGAAACTAGGGGCAACTTTTAATGGCCAAGAAAAGATGTGGCGTTTCCCTGACGGCGCCCGCCTGCGTTTTGCCTATCTCGAGAGGGACCAAGACGCCGATGAATATCAGGGGCACTCTTATACCCGAGTTTATGGCGAGGAGCTGGGCACCTTCCCCTCTCCCGCCCCCATAAAGAAACTAATGGCGACCCTCCGCTCTGGCTCTGGCGTTCCTTGCGGATTTCGCGGGACGGGAAACCCAGGAGGGGCTGGCCATCAATGGGTGAAGGCTCGCTATATAGACCCCTCACCGACCGGGTGGAAGATAATAAAAGAGCGCTTTATTGACCCCGTTTCTAAGAAAGAGGTCGAGCGCGAGCGCGTGTTTATTCCGTCGTTCCTCTCCGATAATAAGTATTTAGGTGCCGATTACGTCGCAAACTTACAGATGTCAGGCTCTCCTGAGCTAGTTAGAGCGTGGCTAGAAGGCGATTGGTCAGCGATTGCTGGCGCGTTCTTCCCTGAGTTTGGGATGAACCACATCGTGAACCCCGTAGAATTGCCCCCTGATTGGGTGCGATTTAGGGCCTACGACGACGGCTCGGCCTCCCCTTTTTGCTGCCTCTGGTTTGCCGTTTCAGATGGCCAGCTTCCACAGTTCCCACGCGGCGCTCTTATCGTGTATCGGGAATGGTACGGAGCCAGCGAGCCCAATGTCGGGTTAAAACTCCAAAAAGAGGCGATAGCCAAGGGAATACTGGACAGAGAGGCCAAGGGCGAAAAGATAGCCTATTCAAGGGCGGACCCCGCGATATTCAAGCAAGACGGAGGTCCCTCGGTGGCTGAGGTCTTTGCAAAGCACCGCGTTTATTTCACGCCAGCGGATAACACGAGAATTCCGGGACATAGCCAGTTTAGAAGCCGGTTAATTGGCGCAGAAAAGCCAATGATTTATTTTTTTTCTAATTGTCTTAACTGCATAAGGACAATTCCGGCCCTTCCGCACGACACGGTGAAACCCGAGGACGTAGATACCGATGCAGAAGACCATGCCTATGACGCTGCCCGCTACGGCGTTATGTCCCGCCCATGGGTAAGGCAGGTAGCTCAGAGCAATATCATTAGCGTTAAGACCCCGACCTTTGACGAGGTAATCAAAAGCCAAAAGCGGCGCGTGGGTCGCTATTAATTATTTTTTTCTCAGATTCTAAAATATCCCACACACTGGGCTCGGTTCATTTTACATGCATCCTGCCCCCTGTGCTTGTTTAGGCGGGGGGTTTTTCCCTAATCCCCTATGCAGCTAACCGAGAAACAGACCCCCGAGGAGCGCGAGACAGCCGAAGAGGCTGAAGCCGTTGCGCAGTGGCTTACTGAAATTCAGCTCGCGGAAAAGGATAAATATTATTCTGACTGGGTGAAGCGCTGCGAAAAGATAGAGCGGCGCTATAGGGATGAGCGGGCATTTGATTTGCTTGAATCAGAGAACCGCCAGAAGCGTTTCAATATCCTCTGGTCGAATGTTCAAACCCTTCAGCCAGCTATCTATTCGCGCCTTCCTAAGCCCGAAGTACAGCGCCGATTCAAAGATTCTGACCCTCTCGCACGTTCAAGCGCTCAGATGCTAGAGCGGGCTATAGAATTTAACATGCAGAGCTTTGACCTTGACTCTGTGCTCGTGCACTGCCGCGACGATTATTTACTCTATGGGCGTGCTCAAGCCTGGCTTCGTTATGTGCCCGAATTCGGCGCTATGACCGATGAAATGGGGCAGCCTGTCATGGGCGAAGATGGAAAGCCAGCAGAGCGCATAGTAAGCGAGCAGGTAGTGGTGGATTTCCTCGACCACAAAGATTTCTTACATAACCCTGCCCGCACCGAGGAGGATGTTAGGTGGAAAGCGCGGCGTGTCCACATGAACCGCTCGGAGCTTGAGACTAGGTTCGGGAAAGACAAGGCCAAAGAAATTACGCTTGATTACGTGCCCGAGCACCTTGAAAAGCGGGATGTGACCAACGACGCAGCACAGGAGCAGTACAAGAAAGCCTGCGTGTGGGAAATCTGGAACAAGCCCACAATGATGGTCTATTGGGTAGCAAAAGGCTATTCGCTTTTCCTTGATAAACAAGAGGACCCGCTTGGCCTCCGTGGTTTCTTCCCATGTCCTAAGCCTTTGCTCGGCATAACAACCACCAAGACCATGATACCAGTGCCTGAGTTCGCGCTGTATCAGGACCAGGCCGATGAGCTTGACGAGGTTACAAGCAGAATCTCCTTACTCACGAGGGCGCTGCGTGTGGCTGGTGTTTACAACGCTAGTCGGTCCGAACTTGCTCGCCTCCTCTCCGAGGGCGTGGAAAATGAGCTGATACCCGTGGAAGATTGGCCAACCTTCGCGCAGGGGAATGGACTAAAGGGCGCTATGGATTTCCTGCCGATTCAGGATATCATAACAACCCTCATGCAGCTCTACGATGCCCGCGAGCGCATCAAGAATGAAATCTATGAGCTGACAGGAATCGCCGACATCATTAGGGGCCAAACATCAGCCAGCGAGACAGCTACAGCCCAGCAGATTAAAGGGCAGTTTGCTACTCTGAGACTTGCCGACCGGCAGCGAGCTATTCAAAAGTTTGCCCGCGATATTGTTGAGCTAATGGGCGAGCTAATAGCCGAGAAGTTCCAAGCCGAGACTCTGGCGGCAATGTCTGGCTTACAAAACCTTGACCAAGCCACTCAAGCCAACTTCGAGGCAGCGCGGGCACTGTTAGCCGATGACGTGCTTAGAAACTACCGAATCGACATAGAGACAGATTCGACCATTGCGATCGACGAGAATCAGGACAAGCAAAGCCGCATTGAATTCATGCAGGCGGTAACTCCTTTCATTGACAAGTCGATGCAGGTAATTCAAAGCACCCCAGCGTTTGCGCCTCTAATGACTGAACTCCTCATGTTTACCGTACGCGGCTTTAAGGCAGGGCGCGGGCTAGAGGCAACCTTAGAGCAAGCCATGGTGCAGGCGCAGCAAATGGCGCAGCAAGCCCAGCAGCAGCCTCAGCAGCCCGACCCGCAGATGCTAAAGCTTCAAGCCGATATGCAAATGAAACAGGCCCAGCTCCAGTTTGAGCAAGAAAAGGCAGCAGCGAAGATGCAGCTAGAGCAGCAAAAAGCGCAAATAGATTTGCAGCTCGCTCAGGCCACTCAGGCACTCGACTTACAAAAAGCGCAGTTTAACGCAGCTATTGAGCAAGAACGACTACGCGGCACTATGGAGTTACAAGCTGAAAAGGTTCGCGCTGATATGGCGCTCAAGGCTATGCAGGCTCCAATGCAAGAGCAGCTAGCCACCATGCGCGACGTGGAAGAGCCTAGAGTTACAACATCACAGCCCATAATTGTGAACGTCGATGCACGCCAGCCAGTTAGAAAACTTGCGAATATCGTGCGCGACCAGAACGGCCAAATGCAGGACATCATAATCACTGAAGCGCCTAACGAGGAGCAGCTGCCCGCTGTGTAAAGTGTGACTACTCAACTAATAGACGCCGGTAAAAATCCCACAGTTCCCGTTAGCGTCACTAACGTGTCGGGCGAGATAGTTCAGAACATTATTCTCACAGACGGCACCGATTTAGTTCCGGTTGGCACGGCGGGGAAGCCAATTCAAACAACAGGGGCAGTTTCGGGAACGGTTACAGCAAACCAAGGCACGCCACTAGGCGCTGGCACTGGCTGGCGCATGACCGAATACGGCACAGTAGGTCTACCGAATGTTTATTTTAATTTGTTCGGCGTGTGGGAAATCCCCGTAAGTATTATTGGAGATCCCAACACTGGCAGCCCTTGGGCTTTTATTTCAAATCGTGGGCTCATCCAGTTTAAGTCGACGGCAGTTGCGCGGCTAGTGATTACTGCAAGCATAACGAGCGTAACTCTTTTACCCGCTCAAACTCTGCGCTCAGGCGCTTCAATATTTAATAACTCCACAGCGATTTTGTATATTAAATATGGCGCTACTGCTTCGCTGTCATCGTGGGATGATAAGCTATTCCCGAATCAAAAATTAGAAGTGCCATTTGGGATTGATACAATAATCGATGGTATCTGGGATGCGGCAGTAGGGGACGCTCATGTTATGGAGTGTTACTGATGCCAACCTATAACTATTCATTAGATACTGTTTTGAATGTTGGCAACACCTCTACGATCTCTATTCGTATTCCTACGGCAGCGTTGACTGCTTACCATGTTGGCTTTGGTGGCTCTACTGAAACTACTACTAGCGTCATAAATATGTCGGAGACTTCGAGCATCACGACTGGCGGAATAACGTCCACAATTGAACATACTGGATCGGCGCTGAACATGCGTGCCATGAATTTTGCCGCAGTGCATAACGGCTCTGCTACAGCGCAAAATCCAACTGGCGGGAATTTCTCGGCTCAATTGGCTGTGAAAAATGCAGGAACCGCACAAGTTACTGGTCTTAACGGGAGCGCTTCGCTAAACGGAACAGTTACGCACGCATCTAATACCACTAACCTTCAAAATAGCTTTGAATGCACTGATGGTGGAGCGACTATAACCGGCGGTATTATTAACGCTCGTTCAGTTTGGGCAAAAGAGCCAGCAGCATATACGGGAGCTGCAACTATTCGGCGCTGGGCTATTCTTTGCTCAGGGGACTTTCAGATTAACACTAATAAAAAACTTATTATTGGTGGCGGCGACGCTAGTGTTGGGGACGATTATTTTAACGGCACTGGCTCTCTAATTGAAACATTTATCAATGGCCTTAAAGTTTGCGACTTTTCTTTAACCGCTTTCAATTTAGCCGATGGATATAATATTGCCGTTGGTTCAACAACCGGAACAAAGATAGCGTTAAATACAACAGATAAATTAGGTTTCTTTGGCGCAACTCCAGTAGTTAGACCAGCGGCTTACACACAGACATTTGCAACAGCAAGCAGGACCGTGCCAAATCCTACAGCCACAGTGCCGGGAGCAACAAACACTCTAGGAGGCTGGGGGTTTGCATCAAGCGCAGAAATGACAACTTTTGTGAATGAGATTAAGAATCTCATTACTGACGATGAAAATTTAAGGAAGACTATTAACGCATTAATTGATGACCATCAATCATTAGGATTCGCAGGGTAAAATATGGCACTAGAGGAAGATCAAGCATTTTTGGAAAAGATAGCAGAGTGCACCCGAGAGTTGTCATTCTGGTACAACAAAAAGTATGAGCAGGTTTCGTATAAGGGTTTGCTGATACTAGAGGCGACAGCCGAGCAAAAGGGCGCTTGCGACTCTGTGATTGACACAATCCATCAAAAGCTTTTGGCTTTGGTTGAGTCTAAGATTCAGCAGTCCGTTCCGGGGCCTCTTAAGTCACAAACTGACATATTAAATCAGGGCGTAATTGTTGCGGGTGAAAAATGAGCTACAAACTAAACCTACTACCAAACCAAGAACAGCTAAAAATGCTACTTCTTAAAAAGCTCGAGCTTGAGGAGAACATAGCAAAAATAGACGCGGTTCTTGCCCTTGCGGCTTCCGAAAACGTGCAGCTTGCCTACGGGAAATTAGCGGAAGAGGGCAAAATCGTGGCAAAAAACACATAATGCTAGATGTTATTACTTATCTGGCCTCGTTATAGCGACGATGCAGCCGACGGCATAGACTACTCGGAATATGCCGCACGGCCGAGGCCAGCCGAGCCCCATAAAAGGCGCAAAGAGCCCGAGGCATTAAGGCCACGCCTAGACGACGTCGACCCCCTCCCCTCTTTCGACGAATCGGAGTTCAAGCAGGCCCAGGCGGAGCTGTCCGACTTCTATCAGAGTTTACAGGTAATTATTCAAGGGCTCGACGATTACGAGTCTCAGCGGGCCTTTTTATTACAATTAGAGGAAATATCCCGCATCCTTTTTGAAAAAGAGGCGGCACGGCGTAGGGAAGAAGAGGAAATTCTGGCCTTTTTGCTCTGCCAATAAAAATTCTTTTTCTCAAATAGTGAAATTCACCTCATAGTGCTCGCATGGAGCCAAAAATTACCCGCGAACAGATTAAGGTTTTAGTTGAAACCTTTTTATCTAGGCAGGGTTTTAGCGTGGCGAAGGTCGAAGAGGCTGGTAATTGCCAGATTTTTCGAGCTGCGGCGCGAAATGGCGCGGTAATTGGGTCGGTCACTATACCCCCTGGAATATTAGAGCTGCCAGTGAGCGAGGCGCAAAAGTATGTAGCAGGCATTGTGCTTGATATGTGCAGGGCGTGTGCCTCCGAGCCAGCAGGTAGGGGGGCCTAATGACGCGGCGTCTCTATGTGTGGCGCGACGGTAAAATGGTCGAGGTAGGCGCAGAGTTTAGGCCAACCCCGAGGGTGCAGACTCAGATAATTACCGACTCAATGCCGAACCTCTGGCACCCAGGCGACGGCAAGCACTACGACTCTAAAAGTGCTTTTAGGCGGGCGACTAAATCGCTAGGGCTTCAAGAGCTTGGAAACGATATGCCGAACCACAAAAGTCATACAGATGCGGGTGCTGTTAAAGCAGATTTATTACAAGCAGCGAAGAAACTTAAATATATTGAATAATGAGCGAAGAAGTAGAAACCGAACAAATTCAAACGCCAGCGGAGGAAAGCCGTGCGTCAGTTGCTGATGATATTCGTGCGGCTATGGCGGAACTGGAGACTACGCAAGCAGATGCAGCGCCAGGAACAGCAGAAGCGCCTTCAAGCAATCCGCAGGGTCCAACGGCAATTAAAACTAGTGGCAAAGACGCCACGCCAGAAGCGGCCCCATTAGAAAAGAATTCGAACCCATCGGAAGGAAAAGCGCAACAAGTAAAGGCGGGGCCATCGGTGAAAGACCCGAACCCCGAATCTATTACAGCGCCCATTTCCTGGTCGGCTGAGAAAAGACAAGCGTTTACATCTTTGCCTCGTGATGTGCAGCAGTACATCGTGGAGCGAGAATCAGAAACGCAGCGTCTCATTTCGCAGAAATCCGGAGAATACGACAAGACGGTCCGCAGCAGTAAGGAAGTTTTGGACGTGCTCGAACCTTATAGACAGAATTTCGCTCAAAGAGGAATTTCTGACAAACAGGCCATCGAGTACCTACTCCGTGCGAATGAGTTCCTAGAGAAAAATCCACAGGACGCTATTCGCCGACTTGCTGAAATGCACGGGCTCGACCTTGCCGAAGTCGCGCAACAAACCGAAACGATTGACCCCCAGATCCAAACATTGAAACGCGAGCTTGATGAGCTGAAGGGGCATTACAGCCAGCAGCAAACAAGAGCGCAGCAGCAATATCTACAACAGATAGATACTTTTATTTCGTCGTTTGAAAAGGCAACCGATGCCGAGGGTAATAAACTTTATCCTCACGTTGGAGATCCGAGTTTTGAAGGTTTAATGGCTGGCGAGGTGACTCGCCTACGCAATATGAATCCTCAAATTCCGCTCGATACGCTTTTAAAGACGGCATATGAAAATACTATTTGGATACACCCAGAACTCCGCGAGGCTGAAATAAAAAAGCGCCACGGAATTGCTGAGGCTCGTAGAATATCCGAGGAAAAGACCAAAACAGCCGAGGCGCGAAAGCGTGCTGTGTCTGTCACTGGTTCGCCTTCGGGTGCCGCTAAACCAATGACTACAGGATCTGTACGGGGGGACATCGAAGCCGCGTTTGAAGCGCTTGGTCGTTAATTTTTAACCAAGGGCAGAAAATACAATGGCAACCCCGAATAGTACAATTTCGGAAATTGCAACCCTCACCATGCGTAACCGCACTGGTAAATTAGCTGACGATGTAAGCAAAAACAATGCATTACTCCGTCGCCTAATGGAAAAGGGTCGCATTAAACCTGTAAGTGGCGGACGTTCAATTTCTCAGGAAATTGAGTTCTCCGAAAATGGAACCTTTAAACGATACTCTGGCTATGAGACTTTGAATATATCGCCTAGCGAAGTGTTCACAAGCGCGGACTTTAACTATGCACAAGCAGCAGTTGCGGTCACGATCTCAGGCTTGGAGCAGCTTCAAAATAGCGGTAAAGAGGCGGTCATTGACCTGCTTGAGTCCCGCATAACGAACGCTGAAAAAACGCTTAGAAATAACATAGCAACCGATTGCTACTCTGACGGCACTGCCGACGGTGGTAAGCAAATCGGAGGCTTGCAGTTGATTGTAGCTGATACACCTACCAACACGGTCGGTGGAATCAACGCGAATACCTTCACGTTCTGGAGAAACATCAGTTTCGACGCAACAACAGACGGTCCCGCAGCAGCAACTTCAACCAACATTCAAAGCTACATGAACCGAGTGTACGTGCAGCTTGTCCGTGGAACGGATGCCCCTGACCTAATAACCGCAGACAATAACTATTACAGGCTTTACTGGGAATCATTGCAGGCTATCCAGCGCATTAATTCGCCGCAGCTTGGGCAGGCAGGCTTCAATAGCCTGAAGTTCATGAATGCCGACGTAGTTCTTGATGGTGGTCAAGGCGGAGGCGCTAAAACCAACAGCATGTACTTCTTGAACACCGACTATATTTTCTTCCGCCCACATCGGGAGAGGAATTTCGTTGTTCTCGACGGCGAGCGCTTCGGTGTGAACCAAGACGCTATGGTCAAGTTGATAGCTTGGGCTGGCAACATGACTTGTTCGAATCGTAGCCTTCAGGGCGTTCTTAAAGACTAATTAGAGGAGAATAAAAAATGGCTTTTAGAATTCAGACCCCTCTAATCGGTTTGCAGGCAATCGGCGAGGTTTCGACTACAGTGCAGGTTCCACTTGGAACCATCGTTGTGGCCGAGGATCCGGTTTACGGCAGCGGTGAATTTATTTACCTGACTGGCCTAGCCGCGACTGCAATCGGTACGTGGGTCACATACAACTCCGATGACAACTCAACTACTTTGCTTGCTGCAAACGCTATCGGCCCAGTGGCTGTAGCTATGTCGGCAACGGTAGCGAGCACCTACGGGTGGTACCAGATCTCAGGTAAGGCCATCGGCCTTTGCCTGGCTCTGTTCGCAGACAACGCGAACGTGTATGCGACCGGCACCGCTGGCAGCGTAGACGACGCAGTAGTCGCAGGCGACCGAGTGAAGAATGCCAAGGGCGCAAGCGCCATCGGTACACCTTCCGGTTCGTTTGCAGAGTTCGAGATCGCTCGTCCGTTTATGGATGACGCTCTTGCAGCTTAATGACAACACGGGGCGGGCGCGGATGCCCGCCCCTTTTAACTAATAAGAAAGAGGAAACATGGACAGTTTCAATTTTGATTCGTTCACGGTCGGCGGTAATGGCGTGGCCAGTTTTGGCAGCGACAACGCACTGCACTTCGTTTGGAAAATGGACGTGATGGAACTAACAGCAGAGACGGAAATAAAAGGGCGTAAGATTTATGCCGACGTCGAAATGTGCGAAATCCACTACCCGGGGCTAAAGAACGTACTATTTAAAAAGTTCTATCCAGCAAAAAAAACTTACAAAGCAGAGCTAGAAACATTCCTTAGAATGCACCCGAAAGCAAGGCAGCTATATAAGGAATGGAAAGAGGGCTGTGCCACTCCAACGGTGGGCACTCCAGTTACAGAATGGGCAGCTTTAAGCGAATCTGAGCGGGCAGAGCTTCGGGCTATGAACCTCTTTACTATAGAGCAGATAGCAGAAGCCTCCGACATAACTTGCCAGGCTATGGGAGCTAAGGGGCGCGAGTGGAGAACAAAAGCACAAGCTTTCATTGCGACATCGACAGAGACAGCAGCGGCGCAAAGGTTCGCGGCTGAAAATGAGCGGCTACGCGCTGACCTCGATTCACTGCGCGAGCAAGTAAATACCTTACGTGTTGCCGAGCTAGACGCACCTAAAAAGCGCGGTCGTCCACGAAAAGATTCAGTTGAGAATGTAGAAACCACAACATTTACGGAGTCCGACGAATGAAATTTATAGTTTATTTATTCGCTTATTTCTTTGTTTGTGTGGGCTCAGCGGTAGCTATCTCCCCGCCATACCTACGCAACGACGCTTTGGCTACGATAAACTCTGAGAATTTAGTACCAGGCAGCGCATCGGTAGCCTCTAACGGGACTCTAGCGTGTAACCTGGTCGCGACAGATTTAGGAGTTACTGGAGCTGTGCGGTTAGAGGACGCGGCAGCAGCGTCAGGCCATGGGGGCATGGCTACATTGGGCGTGCGAGTGGACGCGCCAGCGGTGCAGACGTCGTTAACGGGAGATTACGGTTTTTTAACGATCGATAGCTTAGGGCGCAGCATGTCGGCTTTCGCGCCCAACGCCGTGCTGACGAGGGCTTGTTCCTCTGCGGCCACAGGAACAGCAGACACCACAATATTGAATAACGCGGGCGGCGCGATTCGTTACTACATCACGTCGATTGGATGTTCAAACACTTCAGCCGTTCCGAGCGAAATAACATTCGAGGAAGGTGGATCTTCAGTCATGTGGAAGGCCGCAATTCCAGCCCTAGCCGTGGGTGGTAATCTGCAAATCGATTTTGGTAACGCTCCGTTAAGAACCGGCGCGAATACAACATTTACATTTTTTATGACTACCACAGCAACGTCCACAACTTGTTGCGCTAGTGGTTATCAGATTACCGACTAATAAGGGGCTGTATGTCGCTATTGTCGATGATTCAAAATGCGGCATCAGAGCAGGGGCTACCGCGTCCATCTTCGGTCATTGGTTCTACCGAGGTGACGACGCGGCAGCTACTGGCTATTGCTCACAGAGCGGTAAGAGAGGCCCGCACGCGGGCATGGTGGCCTAAGCTTACAAAAGAGCACACCATTACAGTGGTGGACGGCCAAGCAGCCTATGCAATGCCTGCCGATTACGACAGGCAGATTCATAGGACGGCATGGAATCGCGATAGAAAGTGGGAAATCATCGGGCCACTTACTCCGCAAGAATGGCAATATAGAAAGTCTGGGATAGTGCAGACATCCCCGCGCCAGCGCTTCAGAATGATAGGCTGGGCAGATAATCAGTTTACCGTGCAGCCAACGCCCTCAACGGGTGACGCTGGGCAAATAATCGCTTTTGAATATCAGTCTGTCAGTGGTATGCGCCCAGTGACTTGGACTGAGGGCGCAACATTCTTGGCGGGCGCTTATTGCTCTTATAACGGAAATATATACAGCACAATCTTAGGCGGAGTCACTGGCTCAACAGCTCCAACGCATACGACAGGCAGCGCATCAGACGGCGGCATTACTTGGGATTATTTCAGCGGTGCCTATTCAGAATTTTTAGCTGATACCGATGTATGCCTTCTCGACGAGGATATGATCGGCCTCTCTATTCAGTGGCGCTTCATGCAGCAAAAGGGCCTGAGCTACGAGAAAATCGAGGCAGAATATGAAAAGGCTTTAATGCGCGAAATCGTCGCCGAAATTGGCGCGGTAACTCTCTCGTTAGTTCGCTCACCGACCACGATGCTAATTAATTCAATGAATATTCCTGACACGGGGTACGGCTCATGAGTTGGAAAATCAACGTAATGACGGGGCAAACTTACTGGGAACCTGACTTTGCCCCTACACCACAATCAGGGCCACCACAGGAGCAAGGCGGCGGGCTCGCTAGTAAGCTAGGCGGCCTCGCAGGAACAGCGGGCGGTGGTTATGTGGCTACTAATTTATTTGGGCCCACAGCGGCAGCAGCAGCCCCAACAGGAACGGCTTTAGCAGGTGGCTCGACTTTACTGGGCTCAACCTCTGCCCCGTCGGCGCTTCTCCCCTCTTTAACTTCCGCAGCCGCTCCAAGCGCAGCCGCAGGAATTGCGCCCACAGCAGCGGCACCGGCAGCGGGCGCCGGTATAGGGCTAGGCGCTTTAGCAAGCGGAGCGGCAGCAGTGGCAGCCCCGTTAATATTCGGCTCAATGGTCGATAAATATTTCTTTGGGCAAAAGCCTAAACGCCAGTTTGATGTAAATGAAGTTATTCAAGACATGCCTGGGCAGTTTAATAAACTAGGCACCCAAGTAAAAAACTACGAAAATCTAAGCACCGAAGGGCGCACAAAATTAATTAATGCGCTTCACGATTCAAAGCTTTTAGCGCTTCCAGGACACGCTGAAATTGTCGACGGGCAAGCAGTCACAAAAGAGAGAAGCCCAGAATACATAAATTGGAGTCGCTGGCTAAGGGACCCTCGCGGAGGCTCAGAAGCTGCCAACGACCGTACATCTAGGTGGTATAGCCCAGTTGGGAAGCAGCCAACAGCGGACGAAATTAATAGCGCCCATTGGTTGAAAGATTCTAAGCGGCAAGAACTGCTAAACGCCCTAGCAGCGGTAAAAACTGCGGAGGACGAGGCTAATGCCTAGGACTCAGGTCGCTCAATCGCAGGCAATCCCCGCACCTATAGGCGGGTGGAACACTCGCGACCCGCTCGACCTAATGGCCGATACAGACGCGCTACGAATGGTGAACTATTTTCCAAGCACGTCCAGTGTGGATTTACGAAAAGGCTTTCGCAGTCACTCAACTGGCATGGGCTCGGCAGCCGTTGAAACTGTAGCGGAACATGTGGGCGCTACAGGCACCCGCACACTTATCGCTTGCGCTAACGCCAATATTTACGACGCCTCAACCTACAGCGGCACGGCTACCTCTCTTGCGAGTGGGCTATCAAATAATAAATGGCAAACCGTAAATTTTAGGGATGCTGGCGGAAACTCTTATTTGATGATGGCCAACGGTGGCGACGTGGTGAAGGCGTTTAATGGCACTGTTATCAGTAACCCCGCATTTACCGGCGTTACACTTTCAAATCTTATTGATGTCACCACTTTTAAGGGGCGTCTTTATTTCGTAGAAAAGAATTCGACTTCCATTTGGTACGGCGATATCGACGCATCAAGCGGCGCATTAACGGAACTAGATGTGGGGTCTCTCTTCAAAAGAGGCGGATATCTATTAACTGCGGCATCTTGGACAAGAGACACGGGCGGCGGTTCTCAGGACTTGCTGGCGCTTGTATCCTCACAGGGCGACGTGCTCATTTATGGCGGGACGGACCCAGGCGCAACAGATTGGGAGCTGGTCGGACGCTTATACTTGCCAGCCCCAATTGGGCGGCGCTGTATGGGTAACATTGGCTCGGAGCTTGTAATAGTCACGAATCAGGGCCTGATTCCCTTCTCGAGCATCATCAACGTGACGCCCGAGAAAGAAAGCAATTTCGTTAAGCTCACCGATAAAATCAGCAGCGCCTTTGCTACTGCGTCCGAATCTTACGGCTCGAATTTCGGCTGGCAATTTCTCCCCTACTTTCGCGGGAAAATGGGCATTGTAAATATTCCGATTATTGCGGGCGGGCAAGCAGAGCAGGCTGTAGTAAATACCCTCACCGGCGCATGGTCTAAATTCACCGGAATAAATGCATCTAGCTGGTGCTTATTTAACGATAAGCCTTACTTCGGCGGCACTGACGGCAAGGTGTACGAATTCGATTACGGCTACAACGACGGCGGTAACGAAATACCAGTTCAGTTAAAAACTGCATTCAATTACTTAGGCGACCGGCAGAGCCTCAAAAAAATCACACTAGCCCGCGTCATGGCTGCGGCCCAGGGCGACATTAGTTTTACCTTCAACATCGACACAGATTTTCAAGATAGGCCACTCAGCGACACGATTTCACTAACTGGCAGCTCTGGTAGCGACTGGGACACCTCAGACTGGGACACCTCGAGCTGGGACTCGGGAACTGTTTACAGCCAAGACACCTATTCTGTGGACGGGCTCGGTAGATGCGTAGCGGTGCGGGTGCAAGGAAATTACCGCGATTTATCTCATTCGATTTCAGCGTTTCATTTAGTTTATGAGCAAGGGGGTTTCTACTAATGGCCAACAGAAAGCCACAGGACCAAAAAGGGATAGAGCTTAGAAATGCAATTCGGCAGGCGAAAGCCTCGGGCGATAGCGGAGCGTTTCGGCAGGCTCAAGATGCTTATTCAACCTATCGCGGGCGTTCGACAGGACCGCAGAGCCCAGGGCAACGCATGAACCTCGGGAATGCAAAGGGCGTGATTAGAGCCCAGCGCAAAGAAAATCAAGACACGGCGCTTCAGTCTAATCAGATGAATAACGCCAATGTGTCAGGCCCTGGCGTAAATCGAACAGTTACCTACGACGAAAACGGGAACCCCACTGTAAATGTAGGAATGGGCGAGCAAGAAAAGGGGCTCTATGACCGTTTCATGAAAATGGCGGGCGAGGATGTCGATTTTTCGAACATGCCTGCAATGCCAACAGACTTCAGTGCCGACCGGCAGCGCATCGAGGATCAGCTATATGGGCGCGAGGCAGAAAGGTTAAACAAGCAGTTCGGCGACCAAAAAGCTGACTTTGATAGGCAGATGTCACAGCGTGGTATTCCTATCGGCTCGGAGCTTTACAATAAGCAGCTAAATAATTTCGAGCAGCAAAAACAGCAAGCATTTAGCGGCGCACGGCAGAACGCAATTCAGACAGCAGGCGCAGAGGCTCAGAATCTTTGGAGCAATACGCTAGGCGCTCGGCAGCAGGGCATTAGCGAATACGATTACAAGCGCAATGCTCCGATGAATCAGTTTAGCGGCCTCATGGGGCTAGGCGCTGGGCTAACTAACCAGTTCGGCGGCTTCCAGGGCTCGCCAGTGCAAAACACTGACATTGGGGGTATCGCGCTAGGCTTTGAAGGGTTACGACGTGCGGGCAGCGGCGGCACATCGCAAGCTGATTGGTTGGCGCGTATGCAGGCGCAGACGCAGCAGCAAAAAGACTTGATGCAGTTTGGGCAAGACCTGAACAACCAGAATAAACCAAAGCAGCCTGGTTTTGGCGACTTTGCAGGAAATTTAGGCGGGTCATTCCTTGGTTCTCTAGCGGGGGGATTCGGTGAGTCATTTGGTAATTCTTTGGGTAGCAGTTTCTTTAAAACCAAACCCGTGGACGGAACCGGCTTTTTTAATAAGGACGGGAGCGTAAGATGAGCGATATATTATTGCAGGCACTTCTAGGCGCATCAAAGAGAGACGCAGAGCGCGATCCGTTCCTTGCTGGGGCTCGTGGTATTGAGCAGGTTGATTCCTCTCAGTACGACATGAGCCCAGGGCAGCGCATCCTTGCGGGAGTGCTCTCAGGGCTTGGCGGCGGCGTGTCTCGCGGCATAGGTGAGTCTCGCGTCAAAGATAAATACAACACTCGCAGCAATAACCTCATGGAAGGTATGCGAAGCGGTAAGCTCATGGAGGCCCTAGCAGCCGACGAAGAGCTTTCTTCAATCGCGCCACTTTACGCAATCCAAGAGGAACAAAATAAGGTCGGAAGGCTTCAGGAGCTGAATAAGGCGTTATTGCCTAAAGGCTACATGATGAAATCCTTTGACGGGAAACCCGAGCAGGTATTCGACCCTATCGCCGACGACGTTCGGAAGGCGCGAGAAATTAAACGCGCTGAACTAATGGAAACGCGGAATTCCTATGGAGCCCCTGGGATGCAGGGAACAGGCACCTCGGAAGCAGCTCCCCTCGGCATGTTTGGCGATTACGAAAATACCAACGCTAAACGAAATCAATTAATGCGCGAAGGTATGTCTCAAGGACTAACCCCGAACGGGGCGCTTGAATATGCCGACAAGAACTTGGCAGCAGCTACTGCAATGTCTAAAGAGGCGGTTAAGAAAATCGAATCGAGCAGGCGCCGCGCTGATAAACTAAAAGAATTGGCCTCAGTCGCTGAAGCCGGTGTTCAGGGCGCGGGCGAAACTGGTGGCACAGCCTGGGGGCTTCGTGACTTCATTAGTAAGGCTTACGCGCAAGTGGACCCAGAGGAGCGGCAGCAAAGGGCCTCGCAGGCACTCCTCGAATCTATTGAGCCCGATATTATCGCAGCATCAAGACCCGTGGGCGTCGGGGCAATGAGCGATAGAGAAATGAAAAGCTACCTAAGCGCAGGGCCATCATCAGCAAAGGCACCGGACGAGAATCGCAAGCTAATTGAAAAAATGAAGAATGTGGCGGCGATTGAACAGGAATATGGCGATTTCTTGGAGGCTTATATTGAAGATAAAGGGGATGCCATCGGAGCAGATAAGGCTTGGCAATCTTATAAAGAGGCTCACCCTCTTATCGTTCAAGACGGTAGCGGCGAATTTGTTTTTAATAGTAACCGGCAGCCGTGGACCGATTTCTTTAGTCAAAAGCGGCAGCAAGTTAGTGAGCCAAGCGTACAAGGTGGCGGAGAAATTCAAACGAGAATGATCGGCGGGCAGCCCGTGCGCGTAAGGCGTTTGCCCGATGGTCGTTATGAGGAGGTTGAATAGTGGGTAGAATATTCACCGAAGCAGATTTCGACGACAGCAAATTACCTGAGGCAGCACCACAGACAACACCTGGCAGACTAGCGGCGGGCGGACTTCTTAATATATTTAACTCGCTTGCTGGTGGCTTTGGTGACGAAGTTACAGCAGGCGGCGCGGCTAGGTTGAATCAGCTTAAACGAGCATTTACCGACGAACCAGGCAGCTATGAAGCCGACTACGATAAGCACCTCGGGCTATCGCGGCAGCTTCGGCAGGAGTTCCGCAATCAGTCGCCAGCGGGGGCTTTGTTCCAAGATGTGGCTGGCGGCGTACTTTTACCACTTGGGAAGCTTTCCACAGCGGGCGGCATATTAAAGAACGCTCTTCGTGGTGGCGCTCGCGCTGCCACAGTTGGCGGTGTTTACGGATTTGGAGAGGGCGAGGGCGGTATCGGTAATAGGCTAGAAAACGCGAAAGATAGCGCCTTAGTTAGTGGCCTATTGGGTGGAGCCTTAAGCGGCGGCGCGAAGGCAGTCGAGAAAGTGGCGCGCAATGTCTCGAATAGAGCGGGAAATGCTGCGTCTGAAACAATGGAAAAGGGTCTAGGCGTTCAATACGGCGACCGCGTTAAAGGACTAAATAGAGTTAATTTGTTTATTGATGACGCTGGCGACCTTGTTCCGTATGAGCAAGCTGGAGAAGCTGCGGCTATTCAGGCCCCTATACAGCGGCAAATAGCTGCGCTTAAAGATTCAGGGGTATTTAAGAACGCGCCTGATGATGTCGGCGCATTAAAAATTCACCTCACTGGCAAGGCAAAAGAAATAGGTCGCACTATTGGCGCTCTATCAAAAGAAGCCGACGAAGTAGTCGGCGCTAAAGAAATCCAGCCGATACTTGAAAAAACAGACGAGTTTATCAACGGCTACCGTGGAACGGTTCGCGATAATCTAAAAGGCAAGATTGACGAAATTCTCGAAGACTATGCAAAGGAGCCAGGTTCTGGCTTTTCTAAGCTAACCAAGTTCCTCGATAAGCTACAAAAAGAAACCACTTTCGACACGGCAACGCCTAAAGAGGTTACGCAATTAAAGAGGTTTATTTCCTTCGATTTGCGTAAAACGGCTGAAAATATATTTGATGAAGTTCTTCCAGAAAAGGCAGGGGCATACGCGAAAGCGAATGAATTATATTCTGGAATTGCGGCAGTCGGTAAGACGCTAAATAAACCGCTTGCTCGTCAGACCCCAAAGCTCGGTGATTACGTTAAGGGCGGAAGTTTGCCGATGACTGTGGTGACCGGTGCGGCGTCATTGCCCCTCGGCCTCGGCCCTGCTGCTGCGGTAACTGGGACCTCAATGGCTGCCGGAGCGGTGAAAAAATATCTTGAAGCAGCCCGCCCGATGTCTACCTCTCGTGGGTATGAGAAGCTTGCTCGGGCTGCTGGTGATCTAGCGAATAAGTCAGAAAAGGCTCTACCGGTTGCCCAGAAACTCGGCGTTTCAATTGCGCCATCTCTTGCTCAAGGGCCTCAAGACGAGTCTCAAGAGGCTGCACTAGTAGGCGGTGAATCACGAGGAGTGAGCCCACAACAACAAAAAACAGGATCCCAAGATCGTCGCCAGTCATCTAGTGCAGCTCCAAAAAAACGCAGGGTCTTCAGTGAGGAAGATTTTGACCCAATACCACAGGGTGAACTACCCCCCGAAACTAGTCAACGGGGCAAATCAATTCGCGATATTTCCGCAATTACCTCAAATTTAAGCCCCTTTATTCAGGCAGTTATAGAGGTAGAAAGCTCAGGAAAACCGAACGCTCGTTCGCCTAAGGGTGCACGGGGGCTAATGCAGATAATGCCTGAACACTATAAGCGATTGGGCATAACCGACCCTGAAGATGCAGCGCAGAGCATCAAGGGTGGAACGCAGATTTTGCAGGAGGAGCTAGAAAGATTCGGAGATCCAAAACTAGCGCTTGCTGCGTACAACGCAGGCTCACCCCGAGTGATTAAAGCAATTAGCAAAGCGGGGTCGGATTCGTTCGAGCGGATTTACCCATATCTGCCAAAAGAAACACAGCAATATGTCGCAAAAGTTTTAGCAGCCTACAAGAAACGCGCACAATCTCAGGAGATTTAAGACATGCCACGAAACGGTTCAGGAACATATTCGCGAAACACTGGAGTTTACACGGGCTCGACAGCGTGGACACAGACACGCGACGCTCTGAGAAAGATTCGGGTAGATGACCACGACGCGCACGATCAAGACATTGCAGACGCCATAACCGCCTCGCTTGCTAAAAACGGTGAGACAACCCCAACGGCAAATTTACCAATGGGCGGCTTCGCACACACTAACGTCGCAGACGCCACAGCCCGCACGCAGTACGCGAAAGTGTCGCAGATACAAGACAGCACCTATATTTATGGTGGCGTAAGTGGCGGATCAGCAAACACCCAAACCATAACACTAGCGCCAGCGCTTACCGCACTTTTTAACGGCATGAGAATCAGATTTAAGGCTGGTTTCTCTAACACCGGGGCGACAACTCTCAATGTGAACGGCGTCGGGGCAACAGCGGTGCAGCTTTTCAGCTCCACAGCCTTACAAGGTGGCGAGCTTATCGCGGGCGTGTTCTATGAGGTAATTTACGACTCTGGCGGCCCAGCGTTTATCTTAGTGCCTGGCGACCGCGTACTATTGAAACGCGACGACGCAGGCGGAACGATAAGCAACACCGTTACCGAAACAGACATGCTTTCTCAGAGTGTAATTGCAAATTATTTACAATCGCAGCGTATTTTGAAATATAGGGTTTTCGGCTTGGTATCAAACACATCGGGCTCGGGTATCGATTTCACTTTCCGCGTGAAGTTCGGAGGAACTACATACCATTCCAATAACTCAGTTGTAGGGACAGGGTCTAGCTTCCCGGTTGTTATTGAGGGCGAGATTTTCGGAGTCACTAATACCAGTCAAAGAGGCTGGGCGAAAGTTAACCTCAACGCTGCGACCACAACGCTTGTCAGCAACTCGATGAATAAAGACATTACGAGCGCGCAAACTTTAGCAATTACTGGGCAGATGGGGACAGCCTCGGCGAGTGCCTCAATTGTAACTTACGGTGCAACAGTGGAGCTTGTTTAATATGCGAAATGGGGCGGGTCCTCTTGAGTGTATTTTGGCTGAGAAATGGGAAGCTATTAACATCAAGGCACGGGATGCCTCAGAAAGCATTGACCGAATGGTGGAGGGCATGGGCGAAATTGCTGACAAGCTTAAAGAGCTTAATGCGCAGCTCGACCACTTAAACCGCCACATAGTGGGCGCAGCAGTGGACGGACCGAAAAAACTGGAGCGGGTGCTGGTGGTACATGTTTCTCTGACCGTCTTAATGATGTTTTTATGCGGTACGCTTATCGTGGTGGATAGAGTGAAACATACAGATACAAGTGTCGGAGTGAGTGGCACGGGCTTTACTATTGGACACGATAAAAAGCCATGAGAGAGTTTCCCCTCGATTGGTGGTCTACGCTAGAAAGCGTCATTCGTTACGACGAGGGGCTACGTTATCTGCCCTATGACTGCGCCACGGGTAAACCAGTCAAAGCAGCGAAGGGTAAAATCACTATAGGCTACGGGCGAAACCTTGAGGACAAAGGCATTAGCGAGGCAGTGGCAAGCCTCATGTTACGCGAGGACATAGAGGACGCCTTGGGCGGAGCGCGGCAAATTCTAGGGCCTGTACTTTTCGACTCCCTCAGCGCACCACGGCAGCATGGACTTGTGTCGATGGTGTTTCAGCTTGGGGCGGGTGGCGTGTTAAAATTCCAAAATACTGTGGCCTTTATGAAGCAAGGCAAGTGGGCTGAAGCGGGAGAAGAGGCAAGAAAAAGCGTTTGGTATAAACAGACGCCTAATCGAGCCCTTCGGGTAATCGCTTTAATCGCTGACGAAAAATATAACTATCCACCATAAGGGATATATGTTCGGTTTAGATTATCTAGGACTTGGTTCGAAGCATTGGAAAGTGGCCCCTTCTCTTGAGGCTTTCCCTCAAGGCTGGGCTTTGGGCGCTTTTGCTAGAACATTTGGCGACGCGCTTCCTAATGTCAGAAAGTTTTTAGACTCTGGCAAAGTATCGGCTTTTCGCTTGCAAGCTTGGTGGTCGAACGCGCATAAGATTGCGCCTATAAAGTACTTAAAGGAAGAGCTACCAAGGTGGGAAAAGTTAGCGCAGGCTTACCCGCATGTGAAATTCTATATTTCTCACTCGTGCGAATATTCGGAACAAAACAAAGCGGAAATAAAAAAGCGAGTTGACCTAGTGCAAGAGCTTTGCCCCTCTTGCGTGGTCGTGCAGTGTCCTATGCATTCGCCGGTTATTCCAGGAATAGGTAAAGTTGAACAGCACGGAACAAACTCAAAGCCAAAACCAGG